GTTCCGGATGGTAAGGTTATAGCAGCTCCGCTAAGATTAAAAGTTTTTGTAGCTGGGTTAATAAGTTTATTGCCCATAAGAGCGTGACTACTACATTGATAGTATAAAACATGTGGTGTGTTAGTACCAACTTTTATTTGTGTGTAAGCACCTGCTTGACCAGGTGTACCATTTGTTGTTACGTTAGTTGAAAATATCTGTGTTTTAGCTGCATCTAAATAAAATCTTAAAGAGTGTCCACCACCATTTCCATTAGATGCATCTGATTGATCAAATTTATAATAGTATTCGTAACTTGCAGATTCATTACCTTCAATAAAAAAACTTGGTGCCTCTATTCCATTAATATAATATGCATTAGAACTACCTTGACCATTATAGACATTACCAGAAGTTTTTGCGGCAACCGTTACTTTTAGGACAATCGGATTAGATGAAGTTCCTTGAGTAGCAGTAATAGGTAAACCAACTTGTTTGATGACATCACCTGATTCTCCAATCGTAATAATATCACCAGATTCTTTTCTAAGTGTGTTTACTTTTAATATTCCAGTCATAATTATCTAGTGTCACTTGCCGTTGTTGGTATTCCTTTAGATCCTACATTTGCTACAAAAGGCTCTGCTGCAAATGCTATATAAAGATATGTTTGACCATTAGCATTAGTTACATTATCAGTTCCTCTAACTTTAAAACCATTTGAATATTTTTCTATTAACGCCCAAGTTTCATTTGTTTGTTCAGCTTGAGTATCTTGTGCTAAAAGTCTTGCACCATTTGGAGTTTCTACTTTATCTCTTGCATCATCTGTTAGTGACCAACCATCAGTTGTAGAAGTTACTTTTGTTAAAACAAAAGCAGGTTTAAATCCAGTGTAAACAAAAGGCCCATCAGTATTTCCAGTTCCTTGATAAACGCCAAAAGCTGAATACCCTTTTATGGGTCTAAATGCATAGAGAACTGTATTTGCTGTATTGTTAGTAACACCAACTGTAGTTGATGTAAAACCTGATAAAGAACTATCTGATTTAGAAGCTGTAGTATTAAGTTTTAAAAAATCTAAAGAACCATCAATTAATGTTGTATGAACAAACCAGTCTCCAGTTCCGCTGTAAACTTTTCGAATAGTAAGCACTGGAGTAGCACTAAGACCATGGCCTACCGTGCCAGCACTTCCTGATCCAGTCCACTTAATTATACTAAAACCAGCTGCGTCATTAGCTGAAACAGTTGATTGTATAGTACCATTGTTATTTGCTACACCAGCTGAGTTTGCTGCTTTCCAATTCCATGATACAAAAGCTGAAGAATGGTTTACATAACCACCATTGTTTAAAGTAAATCCGTCTGTATCAAAACTTACCATACCTGAAGTATCTGTACTTTGAGCATTAGTATTATTTGATCTCATATCAAAAGGTTGTGAATCACTACCTTGTCTGACTCTATCAAAAAGCATATGGTCATAAGATCCTTGACTTCGTGCCTTAAGCCAAGTCCAATCAGGTTTAAATCCTACTCCTGTTATAGCATGACCGTTTGATGCGTTACCGGTATAAAGTTTAGTATTAAAGTATAAGCCGGGTTTTGTAATTGTACTATAAGCCATAATTTTTATCCATAAGTGTTATAATTTCTTGTAGTTAATGCGTAAAATCCAGATGGTGGTTGGTAAGAAAATTTACCTTCCGAGTTAGCGTCTGAATAACCATTACCTGAGTTTGTTGATACAGCAGTTGTGCCATAATATCCATTACCAAAATTAGCGTGATGAGTTGAACCAGTGCCTTCAGCTGATAAAGTAATAAAAAATGGCTCACCATTTACAGCTGCACTAAAAGAGTGTAATGGATCTGTACCTGTTGCAGGGTTTGCTGTTCCAGTTTTATTAGCCCAAGTGCCATTAGCACCTATCCAATATTTACCATTATCTAAATCAATACAAACCATATAAATTTTTGTGCTATTTCCATTAGCGCTACTATCCCAAGTTGTACAACTATTGTTGTTACAATAATAATCAGTTCCTGAGTTATTTAATTGATAACCATAACCAACATCATTGTATGCACCATAACTTTGATTATTAGTTTGCATATTTTTCATATCTGGTTTTTGTCTAGTGATATCTAATTTAATACCAGAACCTGTTGTATACTGACACTCATAGTACCATTTTCCTTTTGTAGGAGCTATTGAAGATACACTTCCTTGCCATTGACTTCCACTACAAGTAAAACTTAAATTACCATTCGTTATATTAAAACCACTAGGAATAGTTAAATTTGGATTTAAAGTACAAAGACCAACTGATGGAGTATCTGTTGATTGTATTAAATTTCCACTTTTTGTAAAATTATTTGAATTACCAGAACTATCTAAACCTAAATTAGCAGCATTTTCAAATTTTAAATGATAACCTTGTGAACCCCAAGTAACACCAGTTGGTGCTTTAAATTTCCAAGCACCCGTTGTAGAATCTGTTTCACCAAAATTTGTTGGACCATATGCATAACCATGAGACATAGCTACGTGACTCATATAACCTTCAAAGTATTGAGTTGTGTTTTCATTAACACCTATAAGTGCAGGTGCAGCTTGAAAATATTCACTATTTGCATTTTGACTTGGATAGTTTGCATAACCACTTTGAAATACTGTTTCTTGAGTTCCATTTATATACAGCTTTAACCTATCACTCGCTGTGCTTTGTGTGCTGTCATAGGTTAAAACAAGATGATAAAACGCGTTCATATCTTTAAATTTTCTTTCTGTATATAAATTCCATTGAAAAGAACTACCATTATATTTGTACAAGAATAGTCTATCATTGGTATCAAACTCTATTCTACCTTCTTCACTTCCAGCTTGTGTTGCGTATATACACTGATTACCTAATTTTGATCTTTTAAACCAAACAGAAAAAGTAAATTTAGTGTTTGATGCATCATTTGTTTGTGTATGTGATAAATAACTGTTTGCCATAATATTGTCCTAGTTAAACTGTCCTGAGTTATTTGCTCCTACTGTTATTTGTATAGTAAACGCTCGATCAGCAGTTTGTGCCTCCGCATCTGTTGCTCGAACAGTAAAACTAAACAAGGTATCTGAAGAGATCCCACTTGATACAGTCCCGGTTATTGTAGCAGAACCTGACCCTGTATTCAACGATAGACCTGTTGGTAAAGATCCTGATTGCACTGCAAAAGATGTAGCATTAGTTGCTGTAATTGTAATTGTTGAAATAGTTGCTCCTGCAGCAAAATCACCTAAACTACCTGCTGCTGTTTGCCATGCTGGTGCATCAGAAACTGTAAGCACAGCGTTTGTTTGTACTGCATTACCATCTGGGTTTTCAATATATAATTTGTATGTGCCATCTACAGGTATAGTAAACTTAGCTGTAATCTGTGATGCAGATGTAAATGATACCTCATCAGCTACAACAGTTGCTCCTGTAGTACTATTAATAGCTGTAACTAAAGGCGTAGATACAAAGTTACCACCAGCGATCGTACAAGTGGTTTGTGTGTTTTCAATTGTTGATGGTGTGATAGATGTAAAAGTTGGTCTTGTTTCTGTAGCAATAGTTACTGATCCACCAAGAGCTACTGCTGAACCATTGATTGTAATTTGTCCAGATCCTTGTAAGGCTGCGTTTGCAATGTTCTGTGTACCAGTTAATGTAGCACCACTAGGCACAGTTATAGTATCACCACTATCTCCTAGCTGTACACCAGTTCCTGATCTTGGACTTATCTTATTTACTTTTACTTCACTCATATTAATATTGTAAGCTTACGCCCCTAATTCTAGCCTCTTTAGAACTAAGAGCTTGATTAGCAAATTCTATTTTATATTTTAATTGTGTACCTGCTGTCACACTCAAGTCATTTACTTTTGCCATTTTAATTCCAGTAGAAAAATCAGGCATTGCTGTAAGTGTAGCTGTCGAATAATTAGAACCATTGTCTGCTGAAAGTTTTAAAACAATATCTGTGTTTAATGCGTTAGTACCTGCGTTGTCTTGATAAGTAATTATAGCACCCATAGATGAAATACTTGATGGAGCTGTAATTGCATTATTTTCAAATGAACCAGTTGCATTAGAACCAAGTGTTTTTTCTTTATTATAAAAATCCCAATAAAGACCACCAACATTATTATTAGCTGCTGAATGTAAACTTACTTTTTGAAATCTAATATATCTTGCATCAAAGTCAGGTAATCCAAGCATAGTAAAACCTGATATATGAGTTGTGCTAGTAGAGTTAGCATTAAAAGAAAATAATCCAGCACTTGTTCCAGAGCTTGATGTTAAACCACCACCACTACCTGATGAAGTTCCATAAACAGTTGATCCTGATTGTGAAATTCCTGACATATCAACATTAGTCCAGTCAGTTCCATTTAAACTATGTTGAAGTCTCATTTGATTAAAGTCACCCCAGTTATTATTTTTTGAAATATCTAATCTTGTACTAAATCTTTTAGTTTCTTTATAATCTCCATAAAATTCTATTGTTCCAGTATGACCACCTGAATGCGACCAACCATTACCTTCGTTAGTTGTTTGTGCTTTAGCATGAGAAATATATTGTATTACACCACTTTCAACAACATCTATGTAACTTTGATTATCATAAGAACCACCATTAGATTTAACTTGGTAATTACTTGCTCCTACTGTTGTTCCATTTTGTTTAGGAGTAAACCAATCTAACTTTGTAGCTGTAGCTGCAAAAATTTCATAAACACTAGCAACAAATTCCTCATCAGTTCTAGCTGCATTAGTTAAACCAGTTAGTCCAGTAGCATCTTGAAATACATCGATATACATTGAGTTAGTGTTGTAAGCAGCTTTGTTTTCGTTTGATGCTTGTCTCAATGCAAGTGTAGAAATATCATTAACTAATTTGTTATCATCAAATTGTGTTATGTTTAAACGAGAGTTTGATATAGTTCCTGATGCAATTGAACTTGCAGGAAATCCAGTGTATCTTATGTCTCTATAATTAGCCATATTATTTGTCCTTTAGTAACCACCCTTGTGTTGCATCAACATAAACTAATGTGAAAGCAGCTCTTTCAGTTGCTACTGTCATATCTGATGCTGCTCCTTGAATCTTATGTCCATTTCTTCCGATTGTTATATTATTTGTATCTGCTGTTCCAGCATAATCTATTATTGAAACTTCATTTCCAATAGTTGCAGACGCTGGTAGAGTTGCTGTAATAACTCCACCTGTTGTATTTACAAAATATCCTTCACCTGCTACAGCAGTAAAATTAGAAGTTTTTACTGCTTGCCATGCTGTTCCACCAACACCTGTTGGTAAATTTACAGTTGCAGTAGTTAAATTAATAGTATCACCAGCTTCGCCAATTTGTAAATTAGTACCTGATTGTGGTATTACTTTATCGACTTCTATCTGACTCATTATATAACTACCAAATTACCTGTTACTGTTACCGTACCAGTTACTGTTACGGGCCCTGCTAATACTCCTGAATCAATTGTTTGTGAATCTGAAATCGTAGCTGAGTGTGTGTTAATATATGTTGTAGCTGTCATACTTGCAGACGGAGCTCTCTTTGCAGGATAAGTACAAAATACAGTTTTAGTTCCAACACCAAAATCTACTTTGTTATCAGAGTTTGAAGAGGAGATAACGGTAGTTCTTGAAAGTGTATCAGGTGATGCATCTGTTACAGTTCCAATACCGACCTCAAACTCAGAAGTTCCATCATGTGAAATACAGTAGAACGTACTATTTGTATTTCCAATACCAGCAACAAAAGTTTCAAAACCTGTTTCAGCTGTAGCTGACAGGTTTATAGTTCCTGTGCCAGTGGACGTACTTGTCTGCTTTACTCTATCGTTAAGTACAAAAGCCATTTATTTAATCCTCTATTACGCGTCGCCTAATCTAATAATAGCGTTTGAAGCATCAGCAGTAGGAAACTGAATAACAAAGTCTCCGTTAGTTGCTGTTTTATTGCCACCAAAATCTAAAACTAGTACAAGCTCGTTTCCGCCACCAGTTGATTTGTATATTGCAGCTCCTGCAGCAGTCAATGTAACCGATGGAAAAGTTAGATCAGCAAAGTCAACGAATGCAGTTGTTGTTCCTGCAATACCTGAGTTTGTTAAATCTTTACCACCAGCTGGATAAGATGTTCCACTTGGATTAACTTCACCGTTTCCTGTTCCTGATAGGAATACAGTCGAAGTTACACTGTAGCCACTTATGCTAGTATACAAAGCACACTTAAAAGTATTTCCTCCGTTTCCAGAAGTGTCAAAATTAAATGTTCCTTTTAACAAACCGGATTTGAACGAATTTGGTACTATATTTGCCATATTTTATTCTCCTTATTATGGTGATGGTGATTTAATACTATTACGAATAACACCATCTTGATATTCGTCTCTGCGTCTTCTACCTTCTTGTTCGATAGAGTACGATGCTGCTGCTCTCTTATATGCCGCTTCGTAGTATTGTAACATATCCACCGGACCTTTCAAGTATGCATATGCTTCTACCAACGCAGCGTATAAAAGTAAATCTTGATATTTATTAGATAGATAAGTCCCAGATCCACTTTTAGTAGAATCTGTAAGACTTACGGGTTGTTTCATATACGCTAATGTAATCTCATATGTAGCGTTTGGTGTAGGTGCAACCACCCAAAAATTTGCATCCCAGTTAGCATAATACTTTGGTATTCCAGAAGCTGTGCTTGGCGTGTCGTAAAAAGCCGCCATATAACTAGTATCTTTCTTTTCTAAAAATGTTTGTGTATTTGGAGTTACGTTTGTATCTTTTAATTGAACATATCTAATGTTTCTAAGATCAGATGGAATAGTTACATATCTATTTCCAACAGCTAAATTAGATGTAGCATAATGTCTATTATCATCTGAATCTATTTCTCGATAAATTCTATTTTCTGCATTTTGAATAAATCTATTAACAACTGCAGTAGTTAAAACACCACTATCAACTTCTGTATAGTTTCTGATATCGTCTGTTATGTTTGTTAAAGTATAAGCCATTATGCGTCTAGAGTCACTGGTCCTGCTGTAACTGTCATGCCTCCTGATTGTTCTGTTATAGTAGGAGTTGATCCTAATGTAAATGTATACTTATCTGTAGTAGTAACGGTAATTGTAAAACCAGATCCAGCCGTATAAGCTGTTGATGATAATCCACCTGGCGAACCTTCTACATTTCTAAATCTTACAGTATCGTTTGTAGATCTTCCATGATTTATTTCTGTAACAGTTATTGTTGTAGATCCACTTGTTATTGAAAAAGGATTAGAACCAAGTAATCTTGCAACTGCAGGCTCAACTCTTGCAGGTCTTGCATTACGTAAACCTTGTGGTTCAGCTGTAAATCTTTTTGGTTCTAGTTGTGGATGTTTTTTTTCATACTCTGATATGTGAACTCGTGCTCCGTTCCACTCTACTCTCATTTCTTTATATGGAAATTCTAAACCCGATCGATCAGATATAAATTTTGCATGTTTACCAACAGCCATTAATTAACCTCCGTAAAATAAGATTTAGGTGTTATGTAAGTGCTTGATGATGAACCATCTTCAGATAATGCTCTTTGTAATTCATCTTCATAATATAATTTAAATTCTTGTGTTCTTTGTGGAGCATACTTTTGTGATAAATAAAAAGTTAAACCAGCTACCATGCAAGGTACAAATCTGTATGGAACATCTGTTGCATTAGTATATGCTCCTGCATCTTCAATTCTTGTTACGTAGTAATAATTTAAAAATTTTCCTGCCTGTGATGCACCAGGTGTTTGATATAAAGTTATTGTAATTCTATCTATAAATCTTTGTACAAAATATTGTGATGGTTGTCCTGTAGATGTTTTATTAGATAAAGCTTGATATGCAGATCTTGCTATTTTAGTTAAAGGTGTATCAACATTGTTATCTCTAAAACTAGCTTCTAAGATATCATCAACACCATAAACAGCTGTTGCACTTGATGTACCATCAGCTGTAGATCTAAACATAGTATACACAGCTTGTCCGTTTACTAATGTAATATTGTTGTTTGCAACTTTCCAATAATGGATTCCACGGTTCTCCCATTCTTGGAACATTATATTAAGAGATCTTCTAGAAGTTTTTAATTGATATCCAGTAACATTCTGAATACCCATTCTTTCAAATGACTCTTCTATGATTTCATCAATAGAAAAATTTTTTTCAAACTTATGTGTTCCAGAGGTTGTGTTTGCCATTTGACCTCCTACTTATCTATGATAACAGTTACCGTAGCAGCGTTAAGAGCAGAAACAGTCATTCCACCTTCAAATAATATTCCATCTTCTGCAAGAT